GTACCGGTCGCTTGTAGCTGATTGAGTCCGTTGTTCAAGACCCACGGATTCATCTTTCCAGGCATGACTCCTCCTTTCGCGGACGCCGCGCCCGCGTGCCAAAAAATCCAAACTGAGAGAGGGACTAGAACAAAAGTTGCTGACTGCCCGCTTGCGAGTTGAGCACCTTTTGCTGTGCGTCGAGTTGCGAAGCCGCGTCGCTTTGCGCAATGGCAGCGGCGAGATCGATATTCTGCGCGGTGTTCGTGTAGAGCATTCCGAAAGCCGCCTCGCCAGCTTCGATAAAGGACATTTCGAATTGCGCGTAGCCGCCGCGCTCGCGCGTCTCGGTCAGCGCGTAGCGCTCGCACATATAAAGCTCGGGGCCGATCCGATTCCAGTACGGATCGACAAGGACTCCGGCTTCCGGGTTTTCAAGCGCGGTGATGAGAAGATCGCGCGCTTCGTCGTAATTGGTCATCATGTTGCCAATCATCTTGCCGGGCCAGCGCTGGATCACGTAGCCGACGACGGAATAGCGTCGCGCCAGAAGACCCATATCTTCGCAGTAATTCGATTCGCGTTTCGGATATTCATGGTTCACGACTCGACGCCCTGACGTGCGTCCTTGCTGCTCGACATGGAACGGCGCGCCCTTGAAGCTCGCTTGCCGCAGTCGCGTTCGCCACAGCGCCGGGCTCAACGATTTCAGTGAGCCGCTAATTGGCTTGCCGGTGCCCTGATTGCCGGGCCGCGCGAGGCCACGCGGCGCGAGCGCGCGCTGCGCGGTGTTTGACGCGAGTCCACTACTAAGCCATGACGGCATTAGCCCTGGAGTGGGGATCATATTGTTTGAGCCGTTAGCCATTTCTTACCATCCTGCGGTGATGTCGTAAGCGGCCACGCCTTCTACCGAGCTTTGCGCATAGACGTTGCCCAAGTGCGCGTCGCGGATAGGCGCGAGCGTATCGTGTGGGCCTGCCGCGCCGCCGGGCAAGACCGGCGAAGTTGAAACCGGCGGCACTGCGGAAAGCGGCGCGACCGATGCAGCATCGACGTGCGTCGTCTGCATCACAACCGGGCTTATGCCGCCTTGCGGCGACGTGACGTTGCCCATCGGAACGGACCCGGCATTCTGCACGGTAACGAAGTTCTGGTTGACAATCGCAATGTTTGCGGTGTGGCCTGCATGCTGACCATCGAGGCTCGCGTTGAGCGCTTGGGCATCGGCCGAGCGCGCGCCCGTATTCGATTGGGCGTAGCCTTCCATCGCATTTGTCGTTTGCGCAGCGAGATTCGTAATGATCGAGTTCATCGAATCAATCGCCGCGTTCGTACTGTCGGCAAGCCCTTGCACCGCCGCGTTGACCGAAGCCGTGTTGTCGGGAGGGGCCGCGCCGGGCGTCACCGGCTGGCTTTTGTTGTAGTAGAGCCCCCAAACCAATTGGCCTTTCACAAACTGCGCTTGCGCCAGCGTGATTATCGGCGGCGACGCGCGCCCGGATTCCGTTGGCAGCGGCGTGTTTGCGGCGAGAATCCAGCGGTCGAAGATATGAACGAAGGCGGCAAGATTGGCGACGCGCTCGCGGATCGGAAGCCGGTCATCGTCCTTGTACCGAAGCTCACCATAGCTTCCGTACCACATCATCAATTGCAAATTGCTCGGGAAGCCGGAAACGTCGACTCCCTTCATCACCGCGTCGTCTACAGCAACCGTGCCGCTACTGTGAATCCAATACGTGCTCACGAACAGGGATCGCCTTTGATCTGAATCGGCATGGACGACCAGCACGCGCCATCGACCCAAATGTGAGCGCCTTCATGCTTGATGTGCGAGTGGTCTTTGTCGGCACGCATCGAATGCGTCGCGCCTTTTCCGTCGTGGTGCAGCCAGTCCTTCTTTTGGTTGTCGTAGAATCCCACGTTGCCGCCGCCGTCATTGAAGTTGATTTTTCCGCTAGTGAGTTGCACTTCGGTATTCACCGAATCGCCTTCGTGCTTGTAGCGTTGCTGTTGCTGCCCATCGGCAAGTATTGCCGTCGTCGGGGTGAGTTGCGTTCCGGCCCCGCGCTTCTGCGGCTTGCGCGATTGCTTCGGCTTGTTCGCATGACGGATGGACACGAAGCGCTTTTGCTGTTGCTGCGCCGAGCCATCGGCGCGCTGGCCGCCGCCCTGATCGTCACAGGTCAGCACATAGACGCCATCTTTTTGGTCGCCGCGCGTGCGGTGATAAACGGTCTGCCCCGAACCATCGACCGAATAGAGCGCGCTTTCGCCGGGGTCCATGTCGTAAGGCCGCACGCGGCGATCATTGGACATGCCGACCGGATGCGCTGCCGAGCCGTTGATATAGAGGACCATCGCTTCGGCGGCTTCGCCTTGGGGCTGTTTCTTATTCCAAGTGCCGTCTTGGCCGCCACCTTGGCCGCCTTGCCCGCCGCCGCCTTGCTGGCCTTGCTGGCCTTGCTGTTGCTGATCTTGCTTTTGCTTCATCGGCACCGAAGTCATGCCGGTCGGATGCCACATTTCGAAATCGGTGTGCGTGCGCGAGAAACCGGTGTCTCCGCTCTTGCATTCCTGACACAAGTGATTGTCGTCGACTTCGCGCAAGGTGGCGCGACCATTGCTCGAAGTCATCACCCGGCGCGCGGTGTCGTCGAACGTGTTGCGCATTTAGGGACTCCCGGTCGGTTGCGGAACATTGCCCGGCGTGTCGGCGGCAGCGTTTACAAGCTCTAGCGTCGTGCGCGTGCCCGTCTCGTTGTCTTGCGAGAACGTCGCCGCCTTGAGCTTCAACGGACGGTGCATGATGAGCCAGTCGGATTCCACGTCGACCAAATCGCCCACTTCCCACAGTCCTTGGGCGAGTGGCGGTCGTCCCGGCCGTTGCCAACCGAGCACGGTTATCGTCACGTATATCTGATTCTCGTCATCGACGTTGTTCTCGATCCCATTGCGAAATTTCAGCATGTTTTTCGCCCATGCCGGAATCTCGCTGACGACCTGAGACGGTTTGAAGCCGCCACTAAACTTCGCGGACGAATCCGACTGGTCGTAAGTCCCATGCGTCGGCTTCGCGCCCCAATCGTCATCCGTTCCCGGCCGTTGGCCGGTCGCGGTGTAAGCCTTGTCACCGCCGTCGCCGCCGCCAGAGCCGCCGCCGAAAGCGCCAGCGTCGCCGCTGCCGTCGTCGAGCACGCCGATGCTCGGTCGCCGCGTCCGCTTGTAGTTTCGCGCCAGCGCGGGGGATTCAATCGCGCCGCCGCCGGTCGCATCGCTGGCCCCGCCGCTATCAACGCCGCCGCTTGGCTGCGGCGTTGTCCCGCCGGACGCAATGTAGAGATTGTGAATCGTCTCGCGGCCAATCAGGATATTCTCGCCCTGGACTAGCGTTGCCGGTGCGCCGCCAAAGCTTGTCCCGAACAGGATTAGCTTTCCGTCGTTCGATTCTCCGGTCGTGTGGCCGAGCGCTTGCGCGTGCTTGCCGATGTAGTCGCTAACTTTTTCTCCGTTGTTCGAAGCCACGCGCGGAAACTTGAATTGATTGATCTCCCCGCGCGTCTGCAATTGAATCCCGTATGGGCTTATGGCTTTCTGTACCACGTCGACTAGCTGCACGTTGCGTTGCTCGCCGGTTTGAGAGATCACGGTGCCGTAGCCGAGCACAGCCGTCGTGCCCACGGCTTGAATCTCGACGACGTGCTGGCGCGCATCGAAGTAGACCTGTCGCGTGCAAACCTGTCCTGTCAGCACAAGATCGCCATCGAGCCAAATGTCGCAACGGTCGCCCGGACGAATGCGCATTGCCGCCCAACTCTGGCCCATCGGCTCTTGCTCTGAGCACGTGAAGCGCGCATGGCGCGGCGGCCATGCCTTTTCCTCGATCCGCACGTAAACCGACTGCCACTCCCAATAGAGTTGCCCGTTGATATTGATGACCGCGCGCGTGAGATACGGAAAGACCACGCGGCGCGAAAACTTCGGGAGTTGCGTCGGATCGGGAATCTTCTCGACGCCGATTGGCGTCGCTGCCGGGAATTGAATTGTGGTCGAGCCGTTAGCCATCTTTTATTCTTCCCCTGTATCGTGACTTTCGGACATCTGCGCTTGCTGTCTGATCTTCACATTGTCGAACACGTCGCCGCCGTCAGCATTCACCTTCGTGCCCTTCGGGGCGCTCACATTGACATCGAGCCGCGAGGCTTTGTTGCGCCGCTCGCGCGCGTCGGCGGCAACGTCCTCGGACGTGCGATCCGCACCGCCGTGCTCCCCGGCAAGCGCCGAGCCGGTGACATGCCATGGGGGCGCACGTTTGCGCCTGCGGGATTCGCCGCGATCCCCGAGTTGCCAGAACGGGCGGCCCTCGCGGACATTCTCTGCCGCCGCCGCCTCGCCTTGCGTGCCGCCGCCCGTGCGCCCGCGCGACCTTCTCAAACCTTCCTGATCGAGTTGCCAGAAGTGTCGACCGGCCGCGACGTTCTCGCGCGCAGCATCCTCACCCTGACTGCCTGTACCCAATCGGCTCGCCGGTCGCGGTTTCGCCAATTGCTCGCGCAGCAAGCGCTCAACAATGTCGTCATCTTTTGCAAGGCTAATCGTCGCGCCACCGCTGCCATCGGCATAGACCAACCGTCGATTGCTGCCGCCAGCCTGACCGCCGCGCCCCGGTGTCAAATTGACGCCGGGAGCGGCGGCCCCATCGCCGTCTTGGCCGCCGGTAAAATACTGAGCCGTCGCACCGCCGCCGCCGTAATCGCCGCCGCCGCCGCGACTTCTGAGCGTACTGCCGGGACTGCGTTGGTTGGCTTGCGCGCGCGGCCCCTGTTGAGTGGGGGCGGGTTGAGCCAAGCGCGGATCGGTACGCGGGCCGATGATCGCTTGGCCGTTGCGGTTGACTTGCAAAAATAGTCCGCCGGGATTTCGTTGCGCTTGCTCCAAAAGCTTTGCGCGGAAACGCGGCCACTCGTTTTGCGGGATCGAGAAACAGCCAGCCGTGTAGAGCCGGTCGAGATCGCTGCCGTGCGTGTTGGGATGAATCTGAATGCCGACGCGATTGCGCCCAAGTCTCGGATCGTAAATCGTGCCGCTTGGACCGCCGAGCCCGGCGATTGAACCAATCTGCCGACCGACGTTGCCAATGTCACCGAAGTTGATGGGGAACGTGCCGGACGGGATCGAGCCCGCGCCGCCGCCGCCCGAGCCCCAATGAAACGTCTCGCCGCCAAGCGACACCGTACCGCTGACGTAGCCGGGCGAGGAACCGCCGGTCACGCCGGGCGCTGTCGTCACGCCGCCGCCTTGCTGGCCGCCGCCTTGCGCGGCACCTTGACCGCCGCTTTGGTCCTGCGCTTGGCTTGGCGCGCCGTAGTTGACTAGATTTCTGATCGTGCGCTCGGGATGACTCCCGATAGTGCTAAATCGTCTGCGCAGAAGCGACGCCGGGCTTCGGATGCCGCCGCTTCGCATCGCTTGCTGAGCGTCGCGGATGAAAGCTTGGATTGATGCGTTGGTATCGTAGGCGTTGCCGCCGGGCACTTGCTGGTGAGAATATTGCAGCACGCCGTAAGAGCCGCCTTCATCTTGAAGATTTGTGCTGCGCGGATTGAAATTTGACTCGGCTTTGGCGACGCCGGTCATGAACCGCGCCCACTCTTCGGCCGATCCCGTGGTGATTCCAAACTGCCGACCATCTGGCGGCACCTGACCGACAAGGCCCGATGCCTTAACTTGCGCGAGCGCTTGATTGTAGAAGTCTTGGCCCGAACCGGCTTGCCCTTGCGGCATGTTTCCAGGGAAGCCGCCAGTGCCGCGACCGGCGCGACCGCCGAACCACGGCGAGCCCGTGCGCGCCGCACCGCCGCCGCCGCCAGCGAAGCCGCCGAGACGACCGCCGAAGCCGGTGCCCCCGCCTCCTGTACCGGTGCCCGGCGTGCCGCCGCCAGCCTGACCGCCGCCTTGCGTCTGCATTGTCTGCCGAATCCATTCCATCACGTCACGGATTTCGCGCAGATAGTCGGTCGACTGGCGCTGTTCGTCGGCCAGCTTGTTAATCACAATCGGCTCGCCGGTCATGCCGCCCGCTGCGTTGCTGCCGCGAAGGTCGATGACGTGGCGACCGCCGCGCGCGATGTTCTCTGGCGTCATGATATTGTTGATGAGCGCGGCCTTCGACTCTTCGGAAATTCCGCCAAAGTCCGCACCGCCGAAGTCACCGAATTTCTGAATCGAATATCCCGGTCCCGGTATGATGCCGGACGGTTTCTCAAACAAACCCGGAGTTGTCACATACGGCGTGCCTCTGCGGCCACGTCCGGCACGCCGCGCATACCAATCGGCCCGATTCTGTTCTTCCGGCGTTGGCGGCGGGGGCGCGGGGGGCTTGATGTCGCCGCTCAAAATCTTGGCCGTCTTTTCCAGGCCCGCCATAAATTTTTCAAGCCAGCTATACGCGGTCGGGCCAATCGCGTTCATGACCTTCGTCGCTAAATTTCCAAACGCAATCGTCGTCTTGTCCGTTTGCTCCGCGAGGCGCTTCTGCGCTTCGGTCATTTCCTTCGACGTGCCAATAATATCTTTTTCGTGCCGCTTGATTTCCTCGCGCCGCTCAACTTCGATTGGATCAATGTGCCAGAATTCGTAGGCTGCGCGCCGGACTTCCGGGTCTTTCTGCGCCGCGATGTAATCGAGAAGTTTATCTTTTGCCTGTTGCCAAGTGATGACGCCGCGCTGCATCTGCGTCTGCAATTCATTGATCGCCCGCGACCAGCCCGGCCCCATTTGCTCGCGCGCGATCCGCGCCATTTCCGCTTGCGGGCCTTTCGTCGCGAGATCGCGCATCATGTTGTTGAGTTTCAGCATGGACGACTGCGCTTGCTCGGCAGTCATCCCGACCAATTCACGCGCCTTCGTGAGCCGGTCAATCGTGCCCTGATCCATCAACGACAAACGGCGGAAATTTTCGGCCTTCTGATAGGCGTCGGTGAAAGACCGCGACAGCAAGTACATGCCTGCGGCAGCGGCGGCACCGGCAGCAATGATTCCGCCAACGGCAAGATTTGCACCGCCTATCGCGAGCGCGAAGTGCTTGCCGACTTCTGCGGCTGTTTGCAAACCTTTGGTGACCGGTCCTATCGCGAAGCCCAAGCCTTGCGCCGCTTTGGTCGTCTCTGTAAACGCATTCCGAATGACTTGGCCGACTCTCTGCCCGGCTTCCTCGGTTTCTCTGAACCCCTGTCTGTTTTTGTTGTGCGCTTCCTGATACGCCTTCGCGCTTTCGGTCGCTTGCCTCGAAGCTTCCGACGCCTTTTTATAAATAGACTCTAGCTGGTCGGAAATCTCTTTGAGCTTTGCCGACGCTTCGTCGTTTACAGCAATAGTTATTGATGCACGTTCGTCAGCCATTCAAAAGCTTCTCCTGCCACGCTTCCTCTGCGCGCTGGCCTGCGTCCATTTTTTCCAACCAAATGAAATGCCGGTCGATGATCGAATACGGTTTGCTCAGAAATAGCTCGGGATCACATCTGAAACGCTCGGCCAGCCGGTAGCAATTGATGACGAAATTTTCGCACATCACCGGTCTGGCATGAAAAAATGCGCGATCATGTACGCGGCACTTGTCCAGTCATTCGGATGCAGCTTTTGAATCGTGCTCGGCGTCACGACGGCGAGACGCGACAACATCAACTCCATTGGACCGGGATCGATCTTCAAGATGCCGTTGGCAATGTAGATCGGCACGCCGCACTCCGCGATGTCGCCGCCGGTCGGCTCGCGGAACGTCAACTCTTCGACCCAATCGCCATGGGCCTGCACTTTCTTGCGCAGCGGAAGCTTGCCGATCCATGGCCCTTCGGGGGCTTTCTTTTCCGGCTCTTCCTTGATGTCGCCGGACGGCTGCGCTTGTTGCGGCGCGGCTTGCGGCGGGGGCGGGGGCGGTGCCGCTTGCGGCTGCGGCTGCGGCTGCGCACCGTTGCCGTTTGCTTGCAGCGGACGCGAAGCATCGGGCGGCGGCGGGACAGTATCGCCACGCGTCCACACGCGCGGCTCGCTCTGAGTCACGTCAGTCATGTCGTTGTTCTCCCGGTATTACGCCGAACGGCGATTAGGGTAGGATTTCGTCGCATTGCACGCCCTCGAAACGCACGCGATATTGACCTTCGCGGGCGTTGATTTCGAGCGCGGCACGACAGGCGGCCTCGCGCAAGACAAAGTTCGTGTTGTTGGCAAGCTCGGCCGTCACCGTGACGTTGGTCATGGCCGCCACTTGCTCAACCGACAAACCTTGCAAGGTCGAGAAGTCGCCTTCGATGTACGGTACGCGAGGCAATTCACTGTAGCCGTGTACGTAATCTTGACCCGCGATCATCGCGCGTTCCATTGGCGACGGTGACACCGTGAGATTCCCGCGTAGCGGATACATATTGCCGTCGACCTTGAGGAAGGCTACTCCTGCTATTCTCTGCGCCATGGCTCATCCTTTCTCCGTGACATGCCGCCACGGAAGTTTCAGTTGCAGAACGAAATGGAAAACGGGGGAGCGCGAAGCTCCCCCGCGAGAGTCGCGTTATTAGCCTAAGCCAGCGCCTTGGCCAATTTGAACCTGACCGGTCGTGATGATCGCTTCGTCGATGCCACGGTCGTACTGCAATCTGAATTGTGCGAGCACGGCCACGACCCGGAGTTGATTCACTAAATCCGGGGGGTACAAAATATTTACGCGATTTGGATCATTCGGATCGCGTTCGACGATCAAGTGGTTCTTGTACTGTTGAAGATTCTCGACGAGCCCATTGAACTCGTCGATACCATATTCAGCAACAAGCTCCGCTTTGATGATCGACGGAGTTACTATCGCTTGTCCCGCTCCGAAGCGCGTTCCATCATCTGCTAATTTGTGGCGGGGGAACTTCGTCGTGATCGCGTAGCGCTGATTGCGAATGAGCTTCGCGAGCGTGGCGAGCGTCGTCACAAGTTCAAACGCATCGTCGGGATAGCCGTAGAGATTCAGTTGGTAGTTTGTGGTTTCCCGCGAGATCATCGGCACATTGTCGGAGAGCGTGCGTTGCGTCGCCATGCCTGACGTTGCAAACGTGTTTAGCTCCATAAGATTCCAGCGCATGTGGAACGGCGCGGGGATCATGCTCTCAAGGTGCAGCGTTTGCAGCGGACGGGCCGGATCGTTGGTCAAACCGCGCGCAGCCTTTGCGGTGTACGCGGCGGCCCACTCATAAGGCGGCGACAGGGCTTCCGGCTCAATCGCCAGGATCGATGTCGTCTTGCCGTTGCGCGTGAGGCCGAACGTCACAAGGTCGGAATAGATTCCCGCCTTCGCGCTAAAGATGAGTCCGTATAACTGGCGCATCCATCCCCATCTGCCCTCGTCAGAAAATCCGTATTCGTATTCCCACGCTTGCAGCGAGTTGGAATCCGTGTAGGGCAGCGCGACGTACTCAAACGGTGTCTCGCCCATGTTCATGATGAGATTGTTGAACAGCGGCACACCCGCGCCGCCCGCGAGAGTCTTGCCCGAGTACGTGACGGTCAGGCCGGGAGGCATGACTTCCCCGCCCACCTTTCCGAAATAGTTATCGGACATGGTGATGCCGTTGCCATAGACGCCGCCCGCCTTTGCGTGGAGGGTAATGACTCCGGCCGCCGCGACCGCCGTCACCGGCAAGCTCGGATTCGTGCCAATGGCTCCGGGGTAAGCAATCTGATCCTCATTGATTGCGTCGGCAACCGCCGTCGCCACGTCGGCAATCGTCATAAGATACGTGACGTTGACCGGCACCGCGTAGCCCGCGATGTAAAGATGCAGCGTCCCGGCTTCGGTTGGCGGCGTTCCGATTGTGATCGTGCCCGTCGCTGGCGTCGACGCCGTACTTTCGGCAACTGGCGCGCACCACAATTGGTTAGCCCAATTGTTCGCGAAGAACGCGCGACACATGCAAGCAAGCTCAGAGCCGCGTCCGAACAACGCGTCCGCGTCCATCTGGCGGCCCACAATGATCGGAACGTCCGGCACGCCAGTGCCGTTGAGAGTCGCGTCGGTATTCTTCGTCGTCATCGTGCCGACGAGCAACGACCGCAAGTCCATTTCTGGAAAACCTGCCATGCTGCCATCAACTTCGACCCAATAGAGTGGGACGCGCCACATGGCCGGGATATTGTTAAAACTAATGGGCATGCTGCCCTCCTATGGTTCGAGTCAGATGTTTGCGATTGCTCGCGTCAGGTTTCGTGCCGCGCTTCCCGGTGTGGCGCGGCTCGACCGGATTGCCTTGGCGTCGCTTCGACCGTCACGTCACCGTCGCGAATGCGACGCTGTGTGAATCCGTCCATGGGCCAATCGGCTACGCCGTCGCGGAAGCGCGTGCCTTTCGGATGCTTGATGTACTTGGCGATGGTTTCGTTTTTGGCGCGCACCTTGACCAGCGGCACACCTTCTCTTGGGACTTCACGCGGACGTGGCATGGCTCTTCTCCCTTTCGTTGAGAGCGTGACGAACTCGGATTTTGAATGACGGCGGGTTAGGAGACGGTCAGCACCGGCTTGGCGTTGTTCCAGTCGGGCGGCAGCGTCGAATAGTCGTTAGCTGTGAACGCGCCGAGCACTTCCAAGTCGTATTGCACCGTGAACGACTCTTGCGTATTCGGATCGTAGGGCCACGGATAGGCGACGGTGACATGCACTCGATTGAGCGTGTCAGGAATGATCGGCGGAAACGACGTGCGGTGCGTCACCGTCAAATCCATTTGCAACTCGGCAAGCGGCGTTTCGTTGTTGATCGAGCGATTGCCGAACACGTGCTTGCGCGATCCGCGCGTTACGCCTTCGATGCGAATTGGCTCGCCGTTATTCCACACGCCCGACGCTGGAAACTTCGACCATCGCTCGTTGGTCAGAAGGTTCATGATCGTCCAATGCGCACTGTCTAAGTTTCGCTCGGCAGCAGTGTCGTCCGTCGACGTGATGATGACGGAGAAGCCGAGCTTGACCGTATGCAGAAAACGCGGCTCGGTGTGGTTGGCGTCGCCGTCCGGCCCCATCGATTCTTCGATGAGATAAACAGCGCAATACGGAATCTGATTCGCTTCAATTTGCGACTGCACGCGCAGCATCGGCGTGGACGCCCAACGCTTCACGCTCTGGAACGTCGGCACTTGTTTGAGCCGGTCCAAGATTCCGTCGCGGATAATGAAAGAGCAACTGTTGATGTCTGCGCTGAGCATCACGTGACAGAGATGTCGGGGGTTGGAATGTCGGGCGAGCCGACAGCGAACGCCTGCGGCTTCGTGAGGAAATAGCCGAGCGTCCGTCCTTGCTCATAGCGCGAGAGCGTGAGCGTCAATTCGCCGCCCGCATTGCCGTGGCCATGCACGTCGGCAACTTGGAAGAGTCCGCCGTCAACGTCGTCCTCCCAAGGAATGTCCACGATGTCGCCTTGCACCGGGTAGACCGACCACTCGGGCATGAAGATATCTAGCTCGGTGCGACAGTCGGTAATGATCTCGCTGTTCATTCCAACAACGTCGATTTCGTTGGTGTCGAAAATACCGCGCGCTGGAAACGGCTGTCCGCCCGGCTGTGACGCAACCGGATAGAACGTGAGCGTGCGCGCGAAAAGATCGAAGTTGGGCAAGTAGACCCATGTTGCGAAGTCGACGCCCATCGCTACCACTCTCCGAAGAAGTCGATGAACCGGTGATAAAGCACGTGCTCGCACATGCGCGCTTTCTGCGCGCCGGTCGCATGACGCACGCGCAGCACGCCGCTGCGTCGTAGCCCGCTATATCGGCCGGGCGTCTTGCGATGTCGTCCGCCCGATGCCGCGTAATCTTCGGCGCGCGCTTGGCCTTCCTCGACCGCGCCTTCGACCATCTGATTGGCGCGCCGGTCCATCTTTAGCGCAAGCGCCTCGATTTCGTTTGCGTTCACGCTGAGCCAAGACATTTCTATGACTCGACGAATACGGTAAAAACGCGCGCAGCCTCTTGCGGGACCGGATTCTCTCGCGTGCCAGAACGCACCTTCATAAATTGCGCCGCCTGCGCGAAGTTGTCCGGTACGAGAATGACGCTTCCGGGCATGACGTTGATCATCATTGGATCACCGAGAAAATCGCAAACGTCGAAGAACTCAATTCCGTCGAATGAAATCTGAAACGTAAGATTGGCGTTCGTCCACGCGCTCGGCATCACTATGGCGTGCTGCAAAACTTTTGACACACCCATGTCGGACGTAAAATTGCCTGCGTCAGATTCCGATTGACCGGCCGGGATCGTCAACGTGATCGTGCTAAGTTGTCCTGCCATGTTTCACACCCAATGTCTGACGTACTTCTGCACGACTGACCAAACCGCCTGCCACGTTTGATTCGATCCCGCCGGTCCCATATTGGCCGAGCCCTGCGCTGTCGCGGAAACCTGACCGGGCGGGTAGTACATTACGCGCGCATGCTTGTGAGAAATCATTCGCACGCCTGAGAGCACCGCGCCGCGCACATAGATGTAATAATCTTCGCGTGCTGCGGCGAAAGCAACGCGCGCGAGATCGGCTGGCGCTTCGTCGGGAATCTTGTAGCCGCCGCTATAGTCCGCGTAGATCGTGCCGCTAAACGCGCCGCCAGGGAAAAACATCGTGCCGGTTTGTTCTTCGAGAATCCAATCCTGCCCGTGCGTCGCCAGCATGTCGGTGCCGTTCGAAGTCAACAGATTGATGTCGGACAGCACGACGGGCCATTGCGAAAAGTAGATTCGATCTTCCTCGACCGCGTTATAGAACGTCTCTTGCACGTGGTCGTAACCGAAGCTGCGGTTGGCCATCGACGCGATTTGCGCCGACACGCCGTCAATGACCATCGTCAACTCCGCGTCTTTCGTCGTGTCGGCCGCATCGATTCGCAACGCGACTTTCAGCGAGTCGAGCGTGATTAGGTCTTGCGTGCTCCACAAATCGACAGGCTTGAAGATGTGCTGAATCTTCGGTTGCGTACTGGTCACGGCAAGCCTCGCTTCACGATGATAGCGCCGGTCCACATTGTATCGGTCACCGTGCGCAGAGTTACGCGCAGCACGTCGCTGTATTGGCCCGCTGGAAGCCCCTCAGTCGCCCCGTCAGGAACGACGATGGTTATTTTCCCGTTCACCGCGTCAATGATTTCGACTTGCGCGACTGATTCATCGAGCACGACAGCGTGCGTGAAGTCGAGCAACGCCCATTCGAGCGTCGCGCCGGTCACGTCGAGCGGGTTGCCGTCGACATCGAACAAGCTTCCGTCGATTTGCCAGTCGTCACCGGCATAGAACGTATGAAGCTCATGGATTGTCGTCATGGAATCCCGATTCCCTCAAACGGCGGCGTCAACTCCCCGGCGATGTGCGTCTCTTTCGGCTCGCCGTGAGCTTCCAAGATCGCCTCTTGATAGCCCTCGAAGTGCGGAATTTCGATATAGGCATTAACGCTCAACCGCTTCGATTGGTGACCTTCGAATTTCACCGCCGCGAGATTGATGCGGCCGAGCGCGAAGCCATGGGCTTTGGCGTAGCCCGCCGCGACGGCCATCGCCCGCGAAGCCTGCGTCTTGATCGCACCGCTCGCCGCGTCGCCCGCGCCGCTGGCCGATCCGGTCGCGGCCCACATCGCAATGAGTCCGGGGGCCGTGGCCGTGCCGTTGCCCGCGCTTGCGGCAATGGCGTTGAGAATTTTCAGGGCAAGCGCGCTTGCGACACCCGTGCCGACAGAGATTGCGCTTGACGACAGAACGGCCGAGCCGTTGGCCGGGGCCGTGCCGGTGCCGACCGCCACTCCGGTCGTGGGCGCGAGCCCGGTCGCAAATCCGCTCGCCGTGCCGACACTGGTCGAATTCGCCGTGGCGGCGGCAGTCTGCGCGCTGACGACGGCGCTCGCGCCGATACCCGCCGAAGCGGCAACCGAATTGAAGATGCCGGTCGTGGCACCATAGGCCGCGCCGACACCCGCCGCGCTGGCGAATGCGGCTGCGCGTGCTGCGCCAGCGCCCGCGACCGTGCTGACGCCAGACGCGACACCGCTTGCGAGGACGACACCCGTACCGGTCGCGCTCGCCGCGCCGACACCTGTGGCGTTTGCGACTGCCGCCGCGATCTTCGCGCCGACGAAAGAGCCGGTGCCGACGCTTGCGACCGCGCCGACCGAATTAAAAACACTGACGCTGGCTGCGGAGAGAACACCGACGCCCGCCGCGCTCGCCTTTGTGGCGGCGATCTCCGCGCCCGTGATCGAGCTTGTGCCCGCGCCTGCGGCCGAGCCGACCGCAAGAATGACTCCCGTGCCATTGGCGGTGCTCGCGCCCGTGCCCGCCGCGCTGGCCGTCGCTGGCGTCGCGATGATGACGGCGTTGCTCGCGACCGCGCCCGTGCCGACACCGGCAGAGTTTGCCACGGACGCGGCAATCTTTGCGCCGACAGCCGCGCTCGCCCCGATACCGGCCGACGCCGCAACGGCGTTGCCGATTCCGGTCCCGGTTGCTGCGCTTGCGCCGACGCCCGCCGTAACCCCGGTCGCCGCCGCGATCTTCGCACCGACAACCGAGCTTGCGCCGAAGCCCGCGCTCGCGCCGGGCGCGAAAAACAGTCCGGTGCCGCTCGCCGCTCCCGCACCGACGCCCGCCGCCGTGGCGCTCGCCGTGGCGGTCTGCGCACTGGCGGCCGAGCTTAGACCCGAACCGGCGGCGGTCGCGGTCGTGAAGGCGAGGCCGGTCGCCGTGCCGTTGACGAAGCCGATACCGCTCGCGCTGGCAATCGCGGCGGCAATCTCCGCGCCGGTCGCTGCGCTTGTGCCCGCGCCCGCTGTCGCCCCGGTCGCGTTGACGACTCCGGTGCCATAGACAACAGGCGCGCCGTAACCGGCTGCGGTCGCCGTGACGCTGATAATCGTGATGCCGGTGCCGCCGCCGCCTGTGGCAACGCCCGCCCCGGCGCTCGCCGCAACACTCGCCGCAATCTTGGCGCTTGCCGCCGCCGCGACGCCCGCGCCCGCGCTTGTCGCGGTCGCCCCGGCCAATGTGATGCCGGTTGCCGCACTCGCGCCCGCGCCTGCCGCCGTGGCGATTGCTTGGACGACGGTGACGCCATTGGCTGAGCTTGCGCCCGCGCCAGCGGAAAGAATGCTCGCCGCCGCAATCTCGGCACTCGTAGCCGCGCCAGCGCCGATGCCAGCGGCGGATGCGGTCGCGGGCGTAGCAGCAACGACGCCGCCCGCCGCTGCGCCCACGCCAGCCGCCGTGGCCGATGCTTCGGCAATCTGCGCGCTAACAACCGCGCTTGTGCCGGAACCGGCCGCCGTCGCCGTAGCGTTGGCAACCGTGATTCCGCTCGCGCTCGCCGTGCCAATGCCGGTCGCGGTCGCGGTCGCCGCGTCGATTTGTTCGCCGCTCGCTACGCTTGTGCCGACGCCCGCCGCGCTGCCGACCGCTTCCGCAATCTGTGCGCCGTCTGCCGAAGCGGCACTGACACCCGACGCGCTCGCTGTGGCGTTGATAACCTGTTCGCTGACGACCGCACTCGCGCCGGTCCCATCCGAGCTTGCGACGGCAGCGACAAGAACGCCATAAGTGCCGACAGCGGCGCTCGCGCCAATGCCGGAAGCGCTCGCAACAGCGCCGACTATCTGCGCGGATTGAAAGACATTGTTCTGGAAAGAATCGGGTTGGAACGCGATGGTTCCAGAAACGACATACTCTTGAAAAACGCTCGCCTGAAAAATCGAGGGCTGAAAGACTCCGCTTCCTATGCCTCTCTCTGTCGCCACATTAGTTTATCCGTTGACCGTGATGACTAGATGCGTCGACGGGACGTTGCCGCCCGCTGACGGGACGTTGCTCGGCGCGGTGTTCGCGAAATAGACCGTCGTGTTGCCCGCGAAAAGCTGGCAAGCATAGTGAAAGCCTTCGGTAAGGCCGACTTTGACATCTCTGATCGACAGCAAGTCGGCATAGTAATAGGTGCCAAAAGCCTGCGCGGTTACTTCCGCATTGATGCCATCGAAACCAATGGCCGTGTACGTCCAAACTGCGCTGCCCGAATAAGTGGCGGCGTGGATTTCCCACTCAACTTCGTCGCCAGCCCAACATAGAAAGTTAACCCGATAAGGTGTCGGTGATTCCGCGTAGGTGCCGGTCCCCGTGTTGGGATTGGCAGTCGCGTAATTCGAGCCGGTCCTGCGGCGTCGATTGAACCACGACAAAACGAATTTGTTCGACTTGTCGTCTTGGAATTGCGCGCTCGCATTCGTGCGGCACATTCCAATCAGAGTATTGGTTGGGTATTCGGTAGACGTACTGGTCTGGTAAAGAACTTCGACGCTTTCGTTGCCGACGGTTTGGCTCGGGCGATGATTGCCGGGGGCGTCATCACGAAAGTTTGCCGTTACCACGCCAGCTACGACAATGGCATAAATCGTATAGACCGTATTCGCGGCAAGGTTCTGGTTCGCTACGTTGTCGAGATAGACGCCCGTGTTGCCGAGCCCGGCGATCCCGCCAACAGGGATCGGATACAGCACGCCGTTGATTTGAATGAGCCGACCCGAATATCCGGTCGGCGCAAACTTCAATGCTGTCGGGCTGAGATAAGTCAACTGCCCGGCGGCGGGACGATCACCGAAAGCGGCAATTTGCTCGACCGGCCCGTTGCCCGCCGACTGGCGGCCGAGCACGAAGCCCGAGTCCAGCGTCAGATTGTGCTCGGCATTCCACTCATCCGAGCCGACCGGACTTGTCCCGTCGTCAGGAACGGCAACAACGGTGCTGTGCTTGAGTGAAACGACCACATCATTTCCCCGGCAGCTTTACGGAACCGAGCAACTTTTTCAGCGTGTAGCGCCGCGCTTCCATCATGCGCGGCTTGATAATCTTCGGGTCTTTGACGCCATCGGCGTAGTGATCGAGCACGACGTTTTCCATTGCGCCGCGCACGTGCGACACAAGCGGCTTCATTGCTTCCGACGCCGTGCCGCAGGCGATGCCAACTGCGTCAATTACTTTCGGAAACATGCGCTCGGCCTTCGGCTTCAATTCATCCGGCAGTCCGCTCGGATAGCCGTGATCGATGAGCCAACGGTGCGAATAGAAACGCGAGCGCACAGCGACGTTGCCCGCTACCGTACAGGCATGGTGCATAATGACTCGCGCGTCGTCTGCATTTTTCGGTTGCGGCAGATTCGGCGCGACTTGCTCCCAAAGCTTGCAACACGTGACAAGATCGTGCGCTTCGAGCGCACGCCGCATAATTTCGTTGCCGTTCATCCGCCGCTCTTGACTCGCTCGCGCGCTTCGAGTTGCAAGCGGAGGATTTCGTCGGGATCGGTGATGCCGTCCGCGTAAGCCTGCCTCACGGCGTCGGCCATCGCTTGCTCGATCTCTTTGGCGGTTGGACCGGTTAGCGCGCTTTGATTTGCGGCCTGCCCGGTTGCTTCGACGATCTTTGCCATGTTCGCCTCAATCGAGCGTGATCGTACTCGCAGTCGTGAGTCGCGGCGTGATGCCGGACGCGCCGATGGCGATGTTGGGCGTCACCGTTCCCGACCAGAGAATTGGCGACGCGCCGCCGCCGGATTTGCCGGTCGAGAAAAAGGTGATGGTCGAACCGGCCGCGCCACTCGCCGGGAAGTCGATATTGGCAACCGGCGACACGCTACCCGTCGCGGCTGTCGTCCATCCGTTCGAACGTGCGACGTTCTGCCGAGCATAGTTTGTGTATGCCGCTTCGGTCGTGTTCTGCGCACCGGCATCGCCGGGATCGGCGGTATGCAACGCGACGATGATGTTCGTCTCGGGCGTGGTCGCGGCGTTCTGTGCGTAGTTTGCCCACGTCGTTGCGGAGAATACCAGATTGAGAATTGCGTTCTCGGTAACGTCAGCGATGCTCATCGTTAAGCTCCCTTTCGCTCGAAGTGATACTGTTCGAACAGCCCACGCAGCGAGACACGCGGGCCTTCGCTTCCGTCACACCGGATGGCAACCAACTCGTAGTTAGCGGCATCGACGCGGAAGTCGATCACCGCTGCCGCAGCATCTTTCCCATCTTTGCCCGCAAGTCCTTGCGGTCCACGCTCGCCTCGAAGTCCGGGCGCGCCCTTGTCTCCGCGCTTAGCGCTCGGCCCGACTTGCCAATCGGGTCCAGGGCAGCAACCCGGCGCATCGCACTTGGCGACAAACCACGAAGACTCTCGGGTAACGACATCAAGCGCGCCATAGGTTTCGCTTTCGTTGTATGTGCCGCGAATGCGCAAGCCTTTGCCGGGCTCGCCCGCCGCGACGATCAATTGCCAGTCCTTCGATTGTCCCGGCTCTTTGCCGGTGTCGCTCAGCGCTTGCCAGCACGCGCCAAGCCACGTGACGACATCGCCCGTGTAGTAAACGCGCTCGAAGTCGTAAGGCGTGATGGCTTTGAGGATACCGGGCGCGCCTTGCGCGCCGCGCTCGCCAGCGGGTCCGCGTTCGCCGGATTCGCCCTTTTCGCCGGGCGGCCCTTGCTCGCCCTTTTCGCCGGGCGCGCCGTTGCTGCCCGACTTGCCCTCTAACCCGCGCTCGCCGCGCTCGCCTTTGTCGCCCTTCTCGCCTTTCTCGCCACGCTCGCCTTGCTCACCGGTTGGCCCGACCAACCCTTGCTCGCCTTGCGCCCCCGGCTCGCCTTGCTCGCCCTGTGGCCCGGCATAGCCGCGCGGCCCGGCTGTACCGGAATCGCCGCGCTCGCCCTTCTCACCTTGAATGCCGCGCGGCCCAAGGTGCCCGCGCTCACCGCGCGCGCCTTTCTCGCCTTGCGGCCCCGGCGTGCCCATGCGGCCGGGCGGTCCTGCGTCGCCTTGCTTGCCCGTTAAGCCACGTTCGCCGCGCGGGCCGACGATACTGTCGCCAGCAATGCCGCGCTCGCCGCGCTCGCCGCGCGCGCCTTGCACACCGCGCTCGCCTTGGTTGCCGGGAGGGCCGGGTTCACCGGCCGGGCCGGGTTGACCTATTCCGATTGGCCCCGCCTCTCCCGGCGCGCCCTGATCGCCTTTTTCACCCTTCATTCCCTCCGGGCCGGGAATCCCATCGGGTCCGGGCGGGCCGGGCTCACCGGGCGGTCCTTTCTCGCCAGCGGCACCGGGCGCGCCTTGCGGCCCCGGCTCGCCGTCTTTGAGCAACGCACTTCGCTCGCGAAACTGATTCTCCAATACGCTGCGCAGCACGACATTCTCAGAGCGCAATTCAGCGACAGTCGCGCGACACTCGGAAAGAATCGCGCGAGTCTCCGCGCGGTCCTGTTCACGTGTGCGTTGCCACTCCCGCTCTTTCTCAGCGATGATTTCGCCTAATGCTCGCGCAAGCGCGTCAGACGCCGACTCGACTTCGATTGATGTGCTTGGCAATTCGTAAGGCGTCTCTTGAGAGGGTATCAAATCTTGCATCTTTCGTGCTCCCGGTTGCCGCCGACTTTGCCGGTGCGGCGGGTGTTGGGGGCGCGGCTGGCGCTGGCGGTATTGTTGTTGGTGCTTGCCCCGGCCCTGCTGCCGGGGTTCCGATTCCTTCCGCTGCGCTCAAGGGCACGACTTGGGCTTGAAGGCGGGGCTCTTCCCCGTATTCAACCCGGTCGAGTCCTTCCTTGTTGCGTGCTTCGTTGGGCGAGAAGATTCCGCCGAGCACGCCGTCTTTCAGCGCGGCGATCCGCACATTGAACGCGGAACGCAACAGCGCCTCAGTCGAGAATTCGATATATTCGTCGGGCTGGCCATCGAGCCCGAAGGTGCGATCAAACGCCGTCTCCACGTGGTTGAGACAGAAGCCCAAGCCGCTCGCGACCCATTCTTGCATCAGGACTTCGGTTGAGCCGTGCGGCGATCCGCTAATGCCGAGAATTTGGAACGGGACGCGAAAGACCAGCGCGATGTCCTCATTGGTCATTTTGAGCACTTCGGCAATCTGCGCGTCGCGCGAGCGCATCGTGATCGGCACGGGCTTCAATCCGCCGGTCAGGATCGGCGTGCCGCCCGCTTGCAAGCCGGTCGCCTGATCGTTCCAGCGGTCGCGCAGCGCGTCGACCTGATCCTTTTTCAGCAACAGGTCGGTTGAAAGCACGAAGCTCGGCCGCGCCTGATTGGTAAAGAACGCAAGTTGCTGTCCCTTCACCGCGCCGCTTGTCGCCACGTCAATCATTGCCGCCGTGAGCGGAGAGATACCGAGAAGCGGATGATACATCGCGTCATTCGAGTGCAGCCGGACATGCAGCACGTCGCGCGCGGGAATCCACGTCTGCCATAGATCGTAGCGATTTTGAATGATGCTGTTGCCGCTGAGCGAATAGAACACCGAGCCATCTTCCGCGATATTCGGCCAGCACATGCGGGCCATCATCGGATGAAGCTCGACGATCTCGTAGCGATTGTTGCGCACGCAATACGCGTAAGCGTTTCCATACATATAAAGATCGCGGACTGTGTTGAGCAAAAAGTCCGACATGCTCTGATAGTCATTCGGCTGGCGCAGAATGCGCGACAGCGACGAATTGGTCACGCGAGTGCGCCCGCCTTTCTCATTCGAGCGCCAGTGATCCCCTGGACACATGGCGACTGTTTGGCTGTACGCGCTGACGCACGCTTCGACCATCGCGCTGGTCGTCGAGAATGGGCGGACGCTGAAACCTTCCTGCCACCAATTGATCGAGCGACCTTCGGGACCGAGCCAGCCGCCGGTCACGGGCAGCACGTAGGGCGGCGGATGCGCCGCGCCTTCGGCCTTGCCGATGACTCGATCAAAGATTCTGGTTAGCGCGTTGGCCATTTTTCACCTTGGCAAATGCGCTCGCCCAATCGCCCGGCGCGTCGCATCGGCATTGTTTGAGTTCTGGATACCAGCACGGATCGAGCCAACGCCATGTGGGCGAATACGGAAGCAAGCCGAAGACTAGCGGATGCCCGATAGCGCCAGCGACATGAAGTTGAGCGCTGTCAATTGCCACCACAACGTCCATAAGGCTGGCGAGAGCGGCCACGTCAGCGAAATCAGCAAACTCGAAAACACGGACTCCTCGCGTGATCGCAAAGCCTGCCTCCTGAGTTTGCAAACTGTAAAGCTCCGAATCCGGCGGCGCGTTGAGAAGCGAGAGAAATTGATCGAGCGGCACGGCACGCCGCGCATTCGGATGCTCGTAGGTTTCTTCAAATTTCGTCGACCACGCGATGCCGATCCGCCGCCGCCCTCCGTTGCCGATCCTGTTTGCCCACTCAAGGATGAGCGCGGGATCGGGTTTCAGGTAGGGCGGCGACGGAATCGTTTCCGGCGTCACACGCAAGACCGCCGGAATATCGAACATCGGACAAACAAAATCGCAATCGTCGCTTTCCGCGAGCGGCGCGACCTGTGCCGCGAGACGTTGCATCGGCTTCGGCATGTCCAAGACCATGGACGGAGATACGAACCGAAGCATTTGCACCTGATCGCCAAACCCGGCCTCGCCCAAAACCAGCACGCGGCCGGGCTCGCCTTTCCACACCGGACGGTGCTCGTCGAAATAGAGCCGTTGCCCGCGCTCGGTTATCTCTGCGCGGTAAATCTGCCAATTGGTGCGCCACTCGCGAAAGCCTTCCGCGTAGCGCCCCATCGCGAGAAGCGTGAGCGCGCGATCCCATCGCGCCATCGGCCGGTCGTCAATTGCGAGCGCCATGTCGAATTCGACCAGCGCGGTATGAAAATCGTTTTCGTGAAAGGCCGCGTAGCCCTGATCTAAGTGAATACAATGCCAGTCGACAAGATCGTTAGACAACATCGGGCTCGACTAGCCTGTACGCGAGCCACGTTCCTTCGACGTGTTTAATGGGCCACTTTTCTTTGGCCAACTTATTGAGCGCATCGGTCACGCCGACCGCGCCATTGAAGTGATCGTGCCAAATGATGATGCCGCCATTGCGCACCAACGTCAGCGCACGATAGCTGTCGCGATACACGACATATTCAGAATGATCGCCGTCGATAAAGCAAGCGTCGACCTGTTCGAAGTCGTTCGTCTTTACGTCGAGTGATCCACGTTCGTGAACGATGAGTTGGAAGCGGGGATCGGAAGTCGCGAGATGTCCGGGCTCTGCCACCATTTCGGATCGTTGATGATCAAGGCCAGGGCGATAGGACATGGGCACGTCGACACCGATATAGCGGTGTAACGACGGGACGTTGTGCAAGAGCACTTTTGCGGTTCGTCCATCGCGGCATCCGAATTCGCACATGCTCTCCGCGTCGATTTCGCGCAAGAGCGCGGCGATAATTTCCATTTCGCCGTCATTCAAATACAAGCGGTGAAGTCCGAGCCAGCTTATCGGCCTGACAAACCGAAACTCGGACTTCGATACGCTCGGGATTTTCACGCAACCGGCCTTGCCGGGGGCCGCACAGGCGAGTGCTGCGGTGCGCGGTGTTGTTCGCTTTGTTGCGATTTCACACCGACCACATTGTCCGGCATGGGTTGATTGTTTGGGTCCGGCCCGCTGCCATCGGCAGCAAGCTCGACCGGCTCGCCCGCATTGATCTTGTTCAATTCATCTTGTGTCGGCGTCGGCCGACCCTTTGGTACGTCTGCGGCGCTCGCGTACTGTCCCGCAACGCCGCTGTGCTTTTCCGCCATCGTAAGTCTCCTGATATTTGCGATGAAGCCCGTTAGCAAGAAACGCGGAACGCCACAACGACGTTCCGCGCTATTTCGTCGTCACCACGTAACGCCAGCGACCCACGCGACCATGCCGGGGCGACGCAGCGTCCAATTGAGCGGCCAGACCAAACGCAAAGCGATGCTGTCGGTCTGCCAGAGCGAGCGCACCGGCACCGCAGGCGACGGCGTGCCGCCCGTGATGTCGCTCGGATTCGTATCCTCGTAGTGCAATGTCGCCTGATCCGAAACTTCGAAGCGAGGCGATTCGCTTCCGACACTTACAAAGTCGGCAGCGTCGAGGAAGATCACCGTCTTGAGCGGTACGTTGGCCGATATGATGACGCGGAAGCCAGCCAAGCGGCCCGCCTGAATCTCATCCCGCAGCGGGAAGAGTGGCGCGGCTGCATTGGGCGGCTGCATGAATCCAATCGACATGGCTTGCTGCGGATTCATCAGGAAGACGCCCGACCTAATGTGGCCAGCCGTCGCCGTCAACAACGCCCCGGCGAGTCCTGTCAGATCGCCAATGAGTGCGTTGAAGCCGCCGCCAGCCGTAGGCGTGAGTCCAGCGACGCCGCTGCGAATGCCAGCGGGCCGGATCGTGGTCGCTGCATTCGTGTCGAGCAACACAACGTCGATGGCGATGCCCGTGTCAATCGCGATTGAGTCGCGTAACACTCCCTCAATCGCGGGCAAGGAATGCTCGTCGATTTCGCGTGTCCAGCTAGTGATGACGCCGAGTTTCTTTGGCGTCAACGCTTGCGTGACGAAGGCCGCCTGCCTCACGGGAATCGGCTGGCCCTCACCCACGAAACTTCCCGCGATAGATGGCGTGGCTGAGCGCGAGGGAATGTTGATCTTGCCCGCGCGACCGAACGTGAGCGTGAGTCCCATGGCAGACAGAGCGGGCATGACAGTCGTGGGGCCGAGCAATTGCAAGAAATCCCCATAGACTTGCTGCACAAGTTCCGCCGCCCAACCGGTGACCGAAGTCATCGCCGCCGCGCTTGCCGCTTTGGCGACGTAATCGATGTAGGCGCGCGTGCAGTCGTCGTTGCCGTAGATCAACTGCCGCACTTCGTCGGGGTTCTTGCGCGTGGCGTGCGAGAAAGCCGCGACGACGCCCTGACGAATCAGGAAATCGACCGGGCTCACTTTCTTCGGCGCGAGCCCGAACGGGCGCGGGCCGGTGCCGACCATGCGCTCGGCAATCGCGCGATCCGCATTGACTTGGCGGAACGCGGTTGCGCCCATCATGGCGTTCTTGTTGCGCTCGATAACGGCGGGGAGATTGCCGTCGCCGTCGCCGCCATTGCTGGTGGTGCCGCCGCCGTTGGCGAGTCGCGCTTCCGCCGCTTTGAGAGCGGCAAGATTGCGCTCGGCACTGGCGAGCTTCGTGGTCAGTCCTTCGGTCACTTCCACAAGCCCCGGATCGGGGTTCGCGTCGTCGATGGTGGCAAGATGCTCGTTGAGTTCGTCGCGCATCCGCACGACGGTTTTCTCGGCATCTTGGATGCGTTGAGAAAGCATGATTGTCTGTCCTCTGACAGCGGGTTTGGATTTGCCATGCTCGGCTGTGATCGCACGCGCCCGTTCGCGGCCATGCTCGGCCCGGTGTTGTGCGCCGGATTTGGAAACGACGCCGGACTCTTTGCCCGCATGCTCGCGGAAGACCAGCGCTTGCGTTTCCTTGCTGATACGCAGTGATTTCGCGACTGCGAGCGCGTTTGGATTCGCCGGGATCGAGACAAGCGAAGTCTCAACCAATTCCGACTTCGTGTAGATCATGCCGCCCATGTCGAATGGACCGCGTTGATGCGGCTGGCGGCCGTCCTCGCGCGGCTTGGATTCTACCGGCTTGAAGCCGACGCTGACCGCTTTGAGGATTCCCGCTTCGACCAGCGAGCGGATTTCATCGATGCGCGCCGACGTGCCCTTGGGCGCGAGCGTCAGATGACCGCGCAGAGCTTCGTCGTGAACACGCAAGCCCTTCCACGATCCCACGATGAAATTCGGATCGTGATTAAATAATGCGATGGGGTTTCGCGTGAACGACTTAAAGTCCCACCCTTTCGGATCAACGATGTCACCGAAACGATCCGGCGTTGCGTCCGAAAGAATAAACTCCATTCCCTTTTCTTCGGTCGTCGCCGTCTTGTGGACGAGTCCCTTGTGGCCGGAGTCTTCCATCAGGCCCGAGTAGGGTTCGCCTTCATCCTCCCATGTAAGCTCGCACGCATCCTCGGCGCTATAGTCGCCTGTATCGCCGTCGTCACCCACTTCGTCCATGCAGCGATCCATGTATTCTTGCTTCGTCTCGTCGTCCTCGGGCTCAGGGCAATCCGCGATCTTGATGATCATTGCGAGCGACGGGTCAGCACCGAATTTTTTGTGCCATCGCCGAATGATGTCGGAAACCTGCGTGGCGCTCTTGCTCGGCTCGGGCTCGCCCTTGTCCTTGCGCCAAATGCTCAAGCACGCGGCGACCGCTTGGTCCTGCGGACGCTTATCTTTGTTTGGCCCCATAAGATCGGGCACACAACGGGCCATGAACGCGTCTTGCTTCTCGCCCTTGTGCGGATTCATCGGCATGGCTTGTCCTCCGCTGGTTGCGGATTCACGAATGACGGATTGTCGGGAGCGGCCTACTTCGAACGCAACGCGGCTATTTCTTTTTCTGTCAATCCAAGACGGCGAGCGACTCTATCGCTCACAGCCTTCGCCCTGGTTTCGTCACCATCGTCAATCAACGCGTTGTGCAGCGCTTCATCTTTGAGGCGCTTGCCGTCGTTGTAGAAAAACTCACGCGGCTTTTGCAGCCGCTTGGGGTTTGGCTTTGTGGACGTAGGCATTGAAGCGGTCCATCGATTCTTTGTCTTTGAGATTGAGCACGCCGTTCCAATCGGTATCGATCAAAAGCTTCTTGCCGTACTTTGAATCCGATATGGCCCAAATCGCTTTCGGATCATTGCTGTTGGCGAGCTTGCGCAGCGCTTCGTATTCGTCGCCGGTATAGACTTCCGCGTCGGAGTCTTCGTCGCTTTCGATGTCGTAGCTCGGCAGCAAATCGTTGCGGACGGCGTAGTCGTATCTGTCGCGGTCGCGCATCGAATCCCAATACTCGCGCTGCGAATCGCGAATGTTCTCTCTGAGATAATCGGGCGGCTCGACGTTACTCGCCCTGTCCTCGGCTTCGCTGTTGAAAGCTTTGACAAGCGCGGTTTCGATACCAGTGCGAACCTTTTCGGTCAGCATGTCGCTGCCCTTTTCCGGCTCGATGCCGGGAAGGCTCGGTTGCGACGGGTCGCGCTTCAATTCGTCGAGCAATTCGTCGTTGAAAGTAAATTCGGGATCGCTGCCGCCGTCGCCCCATCGCGACTTATAATCGTCGTCAATCGAAAGCGCTCTGAGAATTTCCTTGTCGGTGAACGGCACCGGAGGATGATTGTATTGCTCGCGCGTCTCGCGCCATTTTTTCAGCCCCGCATAAGCCCATTCATTCGAGGCGGGCGCGCGCGAGAAGTTGAACGTCGAAGCCATTTCTTTCTTTGCGTCCTCTAGCGGTTGACCGCTGTCGCGCCAGCTTTCGATCTCGCTGTCGAGGAATTCATCTTCGTGGTATTCGGCCCAACTGTCGAAAACTTTTTCCTGATCGCGGTCGGACAGCGACTCCCATGAGTCCGGCGTGTATGACTCGCTACCCCCGCCGCCGCTGCCTTCGATCCGATTTAAGATGCTGCCCGACAAGTCATCCCACGAATATTGATTCGGCACGTAGCCGTATTTCGCCCACGCGTAGCCGCCGATGTCGATGTCGGCGTGGACGTTGACGTGATCGAGCCCCAACCGTTGATAGGTGGCGACGTTGGCCGCGAGCAATTGCTTGCCGATGCCGCCGCCTTGCTGTGAATCGCGCAAAGCAAAATACGATGATGTCGCGGCGTTCGTGTCGAAATGAATGTCGCGAGTGTATTCACCGATGGTATTGCCGCGTGCATCCTGTAGCTTGCCCCTGATTTCAAGCTCATTAGACCTGTCGTTATAGTCGAGCTTCATCGTGCCTTTGAGGCCGCCGAGAAATTCTTTCTTGAAATCCTCCGGTGCTTCCTGCACGCGGTCATTCCAAACGTCGAGAAACTTTTTTTGCTTCGGCCCTTCGAGGCTGGTCGCGTAGTCGATTTCAATGTCGGTCTTGGCGAAGTCCTGCCATTCCGCTTTCTTGCCCTTCGGCTTTGCCGCCGCTGGCTTCGCGGCTTCCTTGCCCTCGCCGCCGCCGCCTTCCGCTGGCGCGAAGCTGCCGCCGGTCGACTCGGGCGTCGTCTTGCCGCGCGGGTGTTTGCTCTCGTCAAACTCTTTTTCCTGCGGCTCGCGCGCCACAAGAAACAGCGAGCCGCCTTTGTCGTCGGTGAATATGGCTTTGGCGAACGTCGCTTCGTCGCGCTCGACCGGCTCAAACTTATCGTTGAGATAAGCGACGAAGGCTGGACGCCCGCCAATGGTCGCGCCTTCGATCATGCCGTGCCTTTGTAAACTTTCTCGACGGTGCGAAAGAGTTCACGCCACACCGCGCGATTCTTGACCATCTCGACTTTCGTCGGCGGCGGCTTGTCCTCGCCGCGCCACGAAATGATGCGCTCGCCCATGTGGTCGGGGAAGAGCCCGGTCTGATATTTGATACGCGCGATCTCCGCGAGCGTTTCATGCACGGCTTGCTCGTAGCTGATTGGCCGACCCTGAAACGTCTTTTGGTCTTTCCAGTTTTTCCACCAATCATAGCTGTAGTCGGACACGCCATCGGATTTGGCGAAGTCCTCCCACGTGTGCATGCGGAAGGCTTTTTCCATCGCCTGATAATTCGGATACTTCTGATCGTAGGGCGGCCATAGCGTGCCGTCCGGTCGGAACACGGCATCTTTGCCGCCGCGTTGTTCCCACCAATGCTCGCTCGCCGGATTCGGCGGCGGCCCCGGCTCGGCTTCGGCTAAGCGATACTCGGCCTGATGCTTGTCGAGCGCGGTCTGGAATTTGATATGCTCGATTTCGTGCGCGGTGACGCCGCCGATGCTTGTACCGAAGCCGGTCAAGCCTTGCGGATACAGCGTGATCTTTCCGGTTTGCAGATTGGCCGAGCCTGCCGCGTCAAACTCGCGGTCGCCCAACTGCACGTGATACGTGCCCGGATTGATAATCACGTCGCTTTGCGGAAAGCCGAGTTGACCAGCGACAGCTTCCGAAATTTCCTTCGTGTCGCGCAGCGCGCTTTCGTCGACATGCGCGGTGCCTTCGTCGGCGGGGCCGCCCCCGGCGAAGCGCCCGCCTTCCGGCGTTCCGGCGGGCTCGCGCGGATGCTCGGATTCATCCCACAGCTTCGCGAATAGCGCTTGCGTGTCGTTGGCGGGCGCGTCGCACGCGAGGCAAGTTTTTCCGCACGCCTCAGTCACAAGATTGCTGGCAAGCTCGCCCGAAAGCTGGTCACGCGTCACGTAGCCTTTCTTGCCGAGCTTGCCGGACGCGTCCCATTTGTCGCCGCAGACTTCTTCGGCACGATCCGCGCCGATGCACGGCGTCAGCGCATAGACGCAGCGATCAAGGAATTCGCCTTCGTCCTCGCCGTGCTCGGGCCATAGCTCGATCTCGGTCTTCGGCCGTTTCGCGCGTGTGACTTCCGGCTCATAGCCCATTTCGCTCGCGGCCTTGTGGCCTTTGCCGCCCGTGAACTTGTCGGCCTCGCGCAATAGCTGCGTGATCGAAATGTCCACGCGCGTGACCGGCATTTTGGTTGCTTGCGAGAGTTTGCCGTCGAGAGCGTCGAGTCCGATTTTCGCCGCCCAATGATGATGCCCGTCGAGAATGTAGTTGTCGCGCGAGACGACCAGCCGTCGCCCGATGTGATCTTCCTCATCCTTGAGCTTGTCCATGTTGGCCGCGACCTTGGCCCCGGAAAGCTCATCCTGCGTCGCGCGCAGATAGTCGGCGCGCTCTTTGACCTTCTCGGATTCGTAGCCTTCTTTCTTTAGGTATTTGATGAATTTTTTTGTTTGCTCCCTGTCGAGTTGCGGCATCTCGATACGCGGGATGCCTTTGGTGTCGGTGCAAAACAGATTCGTGCCAGCGACCGACACGTCGCAGAGATTGAACGTCGGCGCGGCTTGGCCCGCTTTCTGCCAGCGCATCGCCTCTTGGCCGAGCTTGCGGATGAGTGTCGAGACAGTGCGCGGTTGGTCTAGCTCGACGTGCTTGTGCTCATAAAGCGCGAGCACCGCGTCTTGTACGTTGGTCGTGTAGATCGTGCCGTCGTGCAGTAGCCGCGCGTCCTTGGAATAGCCTTGGCCCGGATGCTGGCCTTCGATGCTCTCCGCGCCGACGCCGCCCGGCTTCGGCTGGCCTGTCTTCGGCGCTTTGCCCTTGCCGGGCTTCGACGTGCTCGGCTCTTTGCCGCCGCCGCCCGGCCCGAATTGTCCGGCGTTGCCCGGCTGTCCACGCGGATGCTTGGACTCGTCCCAATCGCCTTCCTTTAGCGCGGGCGGCTCGTATGTGCGGAAAAGAATATCGTCGGTCACCGACTCACCGATGCAAAGGCGGCCCGAAGGTTTGCCATCCGAGTAGCAAGAAGAGGACGAAAAGCAACACGACGTTGACGCCCGCGCTGTAGGGGCCTGCGTAGCCGAAGTGCGTCAGCAATCCCCACACAAGCCAAATCAGCATCAGCACCCAATAAGCCAAGCCGAGCGTCATGGTTGCCTCCCATGGAAAGGATGCCCGCTCTCCCGTAGACGGCGATCCGTAGGAGAGCGGGCGAAGCCCCGTGCCCTCGCGAAGAGCCGGGGAGCTTTGATTCCTGCAAACTCTTAATGACTTTATTTCGACCCACTTTCACCGAAGCAAACGCGAGCCAATTCCGTCTAAGTCATTGACGCCGAGTCAAACACCGATTCAAGAAACCCGCATGAAACCGAATTTTGACTCGTTCCGAGTCGAATAGCGAGCATTGATTACGCTCGCCTTTCGTCTGCAACCATCTTCGAAAACGAGTCGCGTCAAAACGTCAACGGCGAGCCGTGCTATACTCTTCCTGCGCGTGAGAAGAACCATGCCCAACGCGCGGGCGGGCTGTTTGACAGGTGAATCAGAAAGGACTCTCCAATGCTCATACGAGCACGTTGGAAGTTCGTTGACGAGCCTCGCATCGGTTGTGGCGAGCGCGGTGTGACGATTCGTGTGGGCCGCAAATGGGCGCGCTTCACGGAAGTCGCGTCCGGGCGAACCACGAAGGTGCGTCGCGAAATCTTCGAGCTTACCAAAAAGACCCGGCTGGTTGACGCCAGCCGGGACAACGTAAGTTGATGAACTTAGGAAAGTACACGAACATGCTACAGCAAATCTCAAAGAAGCTCAACATTGTAAACCGGACACAGTGGCCTACGCGGTCGCTGCGCACGGTCATGTTGAAAGTCCTCAACGCCAACATCAAGCTCGAAGGTCCGTTGCGGCATCCGCTCCGGGTCACCATCGTTCACTCCAAGAAACGATGGCACGGACGCGGCGGCTACACCGGATACGCCTACTTGCATTCGGGCACGATGAAGCTGCGAGTACCGAAGCCGGACGACGCGTGCCAATACTGCACTGACGGCAAAACGTGGGGATCGATCATCGACGGCAAGTTGGCCGATCCCTCGCCGTGCAGCCAGTGCAAAGGCACCGGCAAATCAGTCGAACCGTTGTTCGACGTGTTCGAATTCGCGCACTTGTTTGAGCACGAATTGATGCATTGCCGGGGCTACAAGCACGAAACGATGGGCTGGCTCAATCGCTGGTCACCGGAAAAAAAGAGCCACTACCCGTATCTCGACGGCGCGACTGTCTCGCCTAAGTTGGCGCAGACCGCCGCACCGGTCGACCGGGTTGCGATCCGCGCACAGCGGGTCGCGGCGCGGATCGTTGCTTGGGAGCGAAAGAAGCGCCGTGCCGATTCGGCGTTGAAGAAACTTTACCGGCAACAGAAGTATTACCAAACGACCTGACGCCCAACTTGGCCGCGCTAGACAAAAGCGCGGCCTTTTTTATTTCCGTCAGGCGGTGCGCGTAGTCATTGCGCACCTGTTTCAATTGCTCGGTCGTGATGCGCAGCGCGTCGCGATCCCTGACCGCGCGCATGATCGAGTCGCGCGCCTGCGCCAGCGTGTTCATGGGGTATTCGGTCATCCGACCAGATTCATCTTTTTGTCGAGCCGCGAGATCGTGTCGATGAGCATGGCGCGCATCGAGAAATACATTTCGTGCGGCATCTCGCCGGTCGCGTATTCGCGCGAGGCTTTGATGAGCGCGCGCCGTGCCTGTTCAAGTGCGATCTTGGCGGCGTCCTGTTGCGGGTTAGTTGTCATGGCTCGGTGAACCTTAGCCTGCCTGCGCCCACGGTGCGCTTGACGGAGTCGTTTTCGTATCGCGACAATGTTTCGGTCAGCATGGCGCGAATGTCCGCGTACTGGAAATCGTCGAGCACGCCAGAGCGATGGTCACGCTCCGCGCGGTGCATCGACTCGCGAGCTTCGGCAAGATTGTTCATGGGGTAGTGCTTGCTCATTTCAGTGCGCAGGCTTGTCGCCCCGTTCCAGCATCGCCTTGACTTGCTCGATAAGCTTTTTCACTTCGTCGAAACTGCATTCAACCGGGATGCGCCCGCGAATATGCCGGTTTGGCGTCGACAACCAAAAGACGGCGTGTTCTTCCGTGAAAATTTCAGCGAGAGCTTCGCGGAGTTGGCGATGCTCGGCTTGCGTCATGTCCGGCGCTCACGATCCGACCGCCGCACGACGTAATCGCCCTTCGCCCAATCGAGCGGATCGCGCTGACGCCCGAGTGTGCTGGACATCTTGCGGATCAGGCGGGACGCTTCGATCTTGTTCGCGGCGCGGATCATGCCGACGCGGTGTCCCGCCGCATAGACGTTCCACTTACGCAGTCTCATTTAGCCTCGACCCACTTCGCGACGCAGCGGTCGCACAGCGAAGCAACGTAGCCATCGCTTCGGCACACCATCAACGGCACCGGGGGCAGCGGCGCAAAGCACACATAGCACAATCTGCGCGGGGGGCTGTCGGGCTTGCCCCAAGCGACGCATTTGTCGAAGCCTCTGCGCAGCGTGATATTCATAGCGGCACTTCGCCAAAATAGCGCAACGGGTGTTCGTGCTTCGGCATCGCAACCGCGATGAAGCGCTTGCCCATGCAATGCGTGCAAGTGTGGAAGCTGGCCGCGACTGGCGTCAGCGTTTCGTCGTAAACGGTCAACACGCCACGCCCATGGCAGCACGGGCACTCGACGCATTCCACACCGTTGACGAATTGGATTGGCATCACGCTCTCATCTTGCACGGCAGAGTGATCGAGCGCGGATCGTCCGGGCGTCCCGCTGTCGTAATCAGAATGTTCTCCCCGCACGTGCCGCACTCGACGTACCAGAAACCGCAGCGCTTGGCGGGATAGGGCAACGAGATTGTGCATGACGGTTTGCGGCCCTTGGCCATGTCGAGATCGATGCCCTGCGGATAGGCCGGGTCCGGTTTCTCTCGCGGCTCCCGGCCGCCGTCAATCCACTCGACACGGTTACTCATCGTTCGCGCTCGCAAATCTCAACTCGGGTCATAGAATGCCAGCGCAGAGCGGACGTGATCGCAGAGGACTTTCGTGGTCGCTTCGCGCGTGCCGGTGATGCGATGCCATTCGGTTTTTTCGGCATCGTCCCATCGGCCGCCGTGAAACAACAGCACAAGCTTTAGCGCATCGCGCAAATCATAAGATGGCTCGCCCGTATAATTCGGCTCGGTCATCGCGGTGCTTCGACTACTGCGTCGGTGAGATCGAAATACGTTTCAAGCGCCTCGCGCACAAACTTGTCGAACATTTCGGGCACGAAGCCAGCGGGCAATTCGACAAAGAAATTGTCAAGCACGCGGCCATCGTCGGCGGTGACCGTGACTTGGACGCGGCGAACGAGGCTGTGCGGGCTCACGGCTTATGCCCTCCCTTGTACGGGGGCGGCGTGTAGACCGGGATCAATATGCCGTTGCGCTTGTGCTCGGCCGGGCTATTGGCGACCAGGGTTTTGATGGTTGCTTCGATTTCGTGCAGCCGACCAATTTGCTTTTCCAGCCGTTCAACCCGGTCATTCAAATAATCGACGCGCTGTTGCAACTTGGTCAAGACCGGAAGCGGCTCAAGCCTTTCAATCCGCGCGTCCAGATTCGTCAACGCGCGTTGCAGCTTTGCGCGCAAGTCGTCAAGCTCGGCCGCCCAACGCGGCTTACGCTCTTTGCGCTTTTTCTTGCTTGGACGTTTCACATTCCTTCCCCGGCAAAGCAAATGCGCGGCCGGGCTTGGGCTTGTTCAAGGCAAACCCGACCGCGCAAGGTGAGCGGCCACGACGAGAGTTACAACCGACCGCCAGGGAGGAAATAAAAAGCACGTAACGATTCGGCGCAATAGTCCGGGCTGTGGACAACTCGAAAATTCGGGGGATGACCGTTCGAAGTCGCCGTCGTCGTTGCTCCTATGGGAATGGGGTTAAGATAGTCATCCCCCGAAAGACGCGACTCAAGAGATTAGCGCGGAAATGTCTATCTCTGGCTCATTGAGCGGCGCGGCCCCGACCGCCATCGCGAGCGCGACCAGCCCGTCGATGCGCCCGGTCGAGCGCCGCTTGGAAGGTTTCTTGTTCTTGGCGTCGTCGAGCGTGATCACCGTGTTCATGACGCAAGATTTCAAAACCGGATGATCGCCGTGGCAGAGATTCTTTTCGAGCAACATCTGGCTTAGCTCGCGCAGCGCTGGCGACATGCTGGCGTAGCCCTGCCCGAATTCGACGAAGTGTTCCTCGATAAATTCTTCGTCCATTCCGGCTTTGATGAGCCACGGTCGGAATTGCGAGAAGTGCCAGCGGTCGAACGCGATCTTTTGAATCCGGTAGTGTCCGAACAACTCGCGCAGATGGTGCGCGACGTACTCATAGGAAATCGTGCGGCCGGGCGTCGTGTCGAGAAATCCTTGGCTGTGCCATAAATCCCAAGGCGTGCGATCCGCTTGCGCCTTTTCCATCAAGCCTTCGCTCGGCAACCAGAACGTCGGCTTGACTTGCCACTTGCCGTCGACCTTGCCGATGAGCACAAGGCACGTGAGATCGTTGACTTCGGAAAGATCGAGCCCGCCGTATAGCTCGACATCTTCGAGCGGACGGACGGGCTCATTGCAGCCCGCCCATACGTCCGGCGAACAGAACGGATTATCGACGACGACGCGCTGATTCAAAATCAGGTTGCGGAATTCCGCCTCGCGCGCGGGCATCCTGCGCGCATCGCTCGCTTGCTTGAGCACTTCTTTGAGCGAGAGGAAATGCCCGAGCGAAGGATTGGAGAGTCCGATCACGTCCGGGTCGAACGGATCGGCTTCGAGCGGCGCGGTGTAGAGTTTGAGCACGACCGATGGATCGTGCCCGGCGAGCGCGTCGTCAATCAGAACGGAAAGCAAGTCAGCGTCAGTCGGCGCTTGCGTCGAGATGATGATGCTGAGCGGGTCTTTCTGCGCACCGGTTGCTGTTTCCAGGGCTTCATAAAGTTCGCTACGCGGCCCTCGAACAAGACCAAGTTC